GTAGGCGCCCAGGGATGGGCATCGTGGTCGGCCACGTGTCGCCGCATTGGGCCAGTGTCCCGGGGGATGCTGCCTCGGCCTGATAGGTGCCACCGGCCCCGGATGGGCGGCCGCTCGTCGGCTCAGTCTCGCGGGGGTGCATTCTGTGGTTGGGGCGCTGCGCCTCTCCGGCGTCGTCCGGCTCCTGGCCCTCTCCGTCCTCGCCCTCGCCTTGTCCCTCGCCTTGGCCCTCGTCCTGGCCCTCGTCGCCTTGCTGGCCATCCTGGTCCTTGCCCTCTCCGTCGTCGCCTTGCTGGCCATCCTGGCCCTCGTCGCCTTGCTCGCCTTGCTCTGGCTGTTGCTCTGGCTGTTGCTCGGGCTGCTGTTGCAGTTGGTCATATACCCATTGCGCCGCGGCCAGGGTGTCGGCGGTGCATGTGCATGCCTCCACTCGGCGGGCTGCCTCACGGTAGATGGGCATCAGCGCGGCCGGTACGGGCACGGTGACACCGTAGCCCCTGGCATACACGGCCAGGGAAAACGGGTATTGGCGCGGGTCGGTCCAGTCCTGCACCTGGGCGGCGGCCTCGGTCACCATGTCGCGGATGAGTGAGTGCAGCAAAGGGCGGACATTGCCTAGTAACCCTTCGCTGATCGCGCGGCGCTCGATGTACGCATCTTCCAGCGCGTTGTGGATTTGCTGCACGTATGGGCGCGGGTCGTTGATCCTGAAGTTTGTCCACTTGCGGTGAAGCAGTTCGTGCACGACGTAGCCGGCCATGCGGGCGATGCGGGCCGGTGGCACCCGCTCGTCGTCCATCAGGTCGGTAAGCATCATGCAGCCCTTGCCTGATATGGCTGCGGTATTCACCCAGTATGACCATGTGATGGTCACCGGCTGCAAGCCGAGCGCTGCGCATGCGTGGTGCGCGAATGATTCGATCCCCTGGCGCAGTTGCCAGCCGTACACGGTGCGGCTCAGCATGGGGGCGATGGTGTCGAGTGCTGCCATGGTCAGATCTCCCGGCCGATCAAGTCGGCGTCAATGGTGGCGGTGTAAACGGCCGCAAGCGCAACCGATGATTCAGCGGGCTGGCGGGCGGCGATGGTCACGTGCCACGCATCGGGCACTGGCAAAACCCGGCAGGCCTGGACGAACGCGATAGCCTGCCGAATCGAAGGCGGGTCGATGATGTCTCCGCTATCGACCTTGGACCGACAGACGGTCAGGGCTGCGATCACGTGGCGGGCCAGGGTGTCGGAGCATCCTGCGTGTTTGGCGAGGGCCTGGGCTTCAATCTGGGGGTCGAGGTAACGGAACGGCACGACGAACGCGAAGCGCTCAGAAAAGGCGGTGTTCATCTGACCCACGCCTGCGAATCGTCCACTCTGGTCGCCTTGCGTCAATGAGTTGTCTGCGGCCGCGAAGAGCGTGCCGGGTGCTCGGGTCCACACTCGGTCGGCGTAGGCCATGCGGGCCCCAGGCTCTAAGAACCCGTTCAGCGCGGAGAGGGCGCTCGGGTTGCCCATGCCAACCTCGTCGAGCAGGCAGACCGCGCCGGGTGTGGTGTAGGCGTCGAGCACCGGGCCAGCCTGGAACACGGTAGACCCGGATTCCAGGCCGGTCGCGCCCAGGTAGTCCTCCCTCGTCGCCAACCTATCAAAAACGAAGCGCCGGAACATGCGGCCTGTCCTGGCCGCAAACTGTTGGATCGTCTGCGTTTTGCCTGTGCCGGCGGGTCCACCCAGCCAGACGTTGCGCCCGGTCTCCTGCATCAAAAATAAGTGGCGGAGGGTCTCCTCCGTCCAGATGTAGGCCGGATCCACGGGCGGCGCTTCAGGGTGTCCCCAATGATCGAATTCAAGCGGGTTGCCCCGGTGGTCCCTGGCGTCGATCCCGAAAAGGTCCACCGCTTCCTGTCGGGTGACGGGCTGCGCCACCTGGGCGGCCACCTGGGCGGCCACCTCGGGTGATGCCTCGCATGCGGCCACGACGGGGCGGATGGCTGCGTCAATCGCGGTCTTGATCTCGGCGGCAATCTCGGTGGGGTCCAGTCGCGAGGCACTGCGCACCTGGGTAAGGTCGGCGGCCACCTTGGCGATGGTGCGCTGCACCGTCTCCAGGGTGGCGTGGTGTTGTTGTGCCAGGGCGTTGGTGCTGGCGATGTCCTGCACCGCTGCGGCCAGTCCACCATTCAGAACGCCGACGGTGGTCGCGAGGCTCACCGCTGCGTTCTCGGCTCTGGTCGCTGCCTGGGCGATGGCGTCGAGGCGCGAGTCCGACGGGATCGGGTGCGGCAGGGCCGTCGTTGTGGTGGCGGCGCTTTGCGCGGCGAGGTTGCTGCCTGCCTTGACCATTGGGGCGGTCATGCTGGCGCGGCGCACTTGTTCCAGGGTGATGAAGCCCTTGTCGATAGCCTCGGCGAGGACCTTCACCGCTTGCATCTTTGTCACCTGGGTGGTGGTGTCGCTGGTGATCTGCCGATAGGCCGCGATGATTGCCCCGAGGGGGATTGCGATCAGTGCCGATTGAGTTTTGGTCATGGTGTCTTCCCGGTGCTGCCCGGTCACCCGGGCGGGTTGGTCATTCGGTCTCGGTGGCCTCGGTGGCCTCGGGTGCGAGGGTGTCACCGCAGGGGCAGACGGGCAAACCGACTGCGATCCACTTGGCGGTCGTCCTGACGTTGTAGCCGCAGGTCGGGCATGTCAGCTTGAGCATGCGGGTGCCCTGGGTCTTCTTGGCGCCGGTCAGGATCGGGGCGTGGGGATACGGCCCCAGTTGCGCCAGGGTCTCGGCCCACTGGTCGCCAAAGTCCGGGCCTGGGATGGGGGTGCGCCAGCTATCACTGTCGGGCATCAGGCCCAGGTCAACGCATGCCGATTGATACGTGGCGGATCCATCGGTGGCTGCACCTGGGAGTGCATGCGCCACCGCGCCGATCAAGAGGGACAGAACCAGTGTCGGCTCGGCCACGGTGGGGGAGATGAGCACCTCCCAGGTGGCGTCCCCGGACTCGGTGTCGGGCCAGGACTCGGCCAACGTGCCGGACCGGGTGAAGGTCGAGGGGAACCCGCACGCCACGCGGATGCGGGCGGGCAGGCCGACGAATGAACGGACATGGGAGAGGGCTGCGGTGAGCCATTCCTCGCGGGTCTGATATGACATGGGGTCTCCGAGTTCCGCCGCAGCACCCGCTGCGGGGGCGCCGAGGCGCACCGCGAGCGTAACGGTGTAAACCGGGACTGTCAATAGGGTGTAGCACGGTGCTAGTGCTATCGGCCGGGGGAAGAGGCGAAGCCGAGCGGCAAGATGACAACCGCGCCCGCGTGATGTGCGCGCGCATGCGTAGAACATGGAAGATCAGACCATGTCAACAGTGGGGTCGAATGGACCAAAAAGCGGATGGCCCTAGAACGCATCAGAACGGCCCAGGATCGATTTTTCCCGGCGCAGTAGCCCTACCATTCCCAAATAAATTCAGGAGCAGGAAGCGAGTTGTTCACAAAGTTATCCACAGGGGTTCATAGGTGATTGCACAAAACAAGTGCAGATCTAAGGGTTATCCACAGACTGTGGACAAGCTGTGGACAAGTCTGCGGGTTGTGGATAACATGGGAACAGTGACCGTAAGGCGTTGGTATAGCCTGGGGTTATCGGTGCGGATCAATCGATAGGTGTCAGATCGTGAACAAGACAACGAGAGAAGACTACCTGCAAGCGTTGGATGATGCTGCGGATGAATGGGACCGTTTACACGATGCCGGGCCGGAAGAGGAGCCCGGCGAGATGAGCGAAGCGGAACGGTTGGTGGCCGCGGCAGATCCTCCACTCCAGAGGGGAGATGGGACAGTTGTGGCATCCCCAGGATGGAAGAGACAACGGCCATTGACGCAGAGCCAACTGGCGTTCGCACGCGGAGTCATCGAGGGCAAGTCGTACCGGCAAGCCTACAGAGACGCTTACCCGAATGCCCAGGCGAATGACCAGAGCATCGCAAGCAGTGCGTTCAGGCTGAGTAGGGATCCAAGAGTCCTGGCGCTGATTCAGGCGGGAGAGGAAGAGCAGCAAGAACACCTCGCGGAAGATCTGGCGGCAACGCGGCGGTTTGTGATGCGGAGGCTTTTGGGGCTGAGCAAGGATGCCAAGCAGGAAGGCAGTCAGCTCAAAGCCCTGGAGTTGCTGGGCCGTGCAGCCGGCATGTGGCGCGAGGTTCAAACTACGCAAGAACGACCACTGACAGCGCCAGAGTTGAAAGCAGCGCTAGCCGGGCACCTGCGGTTGGTGCAGTCCACGGCAAGGCGTGGCGCATCAGGTGCGCGTGATGTTGAAACGGTGGAGCGCGTGGAAACGGGGACGTGAAAACGGGGGTGGCGTGACCCCACCGGGTGGGGAGGGGCCCTTGTGCGCAAGTGACCACCCTCCTGCGCGTTACGCTCAAATCCACTCCCCCAAATATTCCTCCCATCCAACCCCCCCCCTTCTCCCGCCAAACCAGACCCCCCGGGGGTATATATATTTTTCTGGTGTAAACTGGGAACAAGTGTTCTCTGGTGTAAACAATGAATCCGCGAGCGCAGTTGATTGTGGAGTTTGTGAAGGCGTACTCAAGGAAGTACGGGGTATCGCCTTCTTATGAGGTGATTGCCAAGGCTGTGGGCTTGAAGGCGAAGTCCAATGTTCATCGGATCATCAGGCAGTTGGAGACTGCTGGGATGGTCAAGACAAGGCCGAAGAAGTATTACTCGATCAAGATCGTGGACAAGACGGTTGATGATGTGGTGAAGCTGTAATGCTGTTATCCAAGAATGAGATCAGCCAGTACTTGGCTTTGGCTGACAAGTTACCGGAGAAGGAAAGAGGGCAGATCTTCAAACTGTTGGACATGGACAGGGTCCAGCGGTGTCAAAGTTCGTTCTTGTTCTTTGTCAGGCAGATGTGGCCTGGGTTTGTGTCGGGTAAGCATCACCACATCATGGCGAATGCCTTTGAGCGGGTTGCTGAAGGGAAGTTAAAGAGGCTGATCATCAACATGCCTCCGAGACACACCAAGTCGGAGTTTGCTTCGTACTTGCTTCCGTCTTGGTTCTTGGGCAGGTTTCCTGAGAAGAAGATCATTCAGACTGCCCACACTGCTGAGTTGGCGGTGGGTTTTGGCCGTAAGGTCAGGAACTTGGTTCAGAGCGAGCAGTATCAGAAGGTCTTTGAGACAAAGCTCTCCAGTGACTCAAAAGCGGCAGGCAGATGGAACACTGACAAGGGCGGGGATTACTTTGCTATTGGTGTTGGTGGTGCTGTAACGGGTAAGGGCGCAGATCTTTTGATCATTGATGACCCGCACAGTGAACAGGAAGCCAAACAGGGCAATCCGGCTGTGTATGACGGGGTGTATGAGTGGTACACATCGGGTCCAAGACAGCGTTTACAGCCCGGTGGAGCCATCATCATTGTGATGACGAGGTGGTCTACCCGGGATTTGACTGGGCAGATCCTTAAAAACAGCTCTAAAGATGGCACTGATGACTGGGAGGTGATTGAGTTCCCGGCGATTCTTCCTTCTGGGACCCCTTTGTGGCCCGCTTTTTGGAAGAAAGAGGAGCTTGAGGCGCTGAAATCAGAGCTTCCGGTAGGTAAATGGAACGCTCAGTACCAGCAAAACCCGACTTCTGAAGAGGGAGCGATTGTCAAGCGGGAGTTTTGGAAGCTCTGGAACGATGACAGCCCTCCTCCTTGCGACTACATCATCCAATCTTGGGACACGGCCTTTGAAAAACACAATCGGGCAGACTTTTCTGCTTGTACGACGTGGGGAGTCTTTGATCAGGAAGACCGCCACGGCAACATGAGGCCAAACATCATCCTTTTGGACGCCTTCAAGGACCGGATGGAGTTCCCGGACCTCAAAAAGAAGGCGTTTGAGATGTGGAAAGACTGGAATCCAGACACCCTGATCATCGAAAAGAGGGCAGCAGGGGCTCCTTTGATCTATGAAATGCGCAAGATCGGGGTTCCCCTTTCTGAGTACACACCGTACAAAGGGCAGGATAAGATTGCCCGTGTAAATGCGATTGCAGACCTGTTTGCATCAGGTGTTGTGTGGCGGCCCGACAAACGATGGGCAGAAGAAGTTGTCGAGGAAATGGCAGCTTTCCCAAACGGGGACCATGATGACCTTGTTGACTCTGCAAGTCAGGCTCTGATGCGATTCAGGCAGGGCGGTTTCATCTCAATCGACTCCGATGAAAAGGACGAGTATGAGTACCGCAAACCGGTTAAATACTATTGAGGTGTAAACATGGCAACGAACATTGATCAAGCCCTGATTCCTTTGGACATGGAGGCCATGACCGAAGATCCGGTGGTTGAGATTGAGATTGAGAACCCGGACGACGTGAGGATCGGCATCGACGGTGTTGAGATTGATCTCATGCCGGAGATCGAAGAGGCGTTTGACGATAACTTGGCTGAAACGATGGACGACGGAGAGCTTCAGTCCATCGCCAGTGAATTGGTCAGTCTCGTGGACTCTGACATGAACTCCCGCAAGGAGTGGTCGGAGATGTACGTCAAGGGCCTCGAAGTTCTTGGCATGAAGTACGAAGAGCGCACCGAGCCGTGGTCGGGTGCCTGTGGGGTGTTCTCACCCCTTTTGACTGAGGCAGCCATCAGGTTCCAGTCCGAGATGATCACGGAGACGTTCCCGGCTCAAGGACCGGTGAAGACGCAGATCATCGGTGAAATTGACCGGTTCAAGGAAGACGCAGCCGAGCGGGTTCGTGACGACATGAACTTCCGCCTGACCGAGGAGATGATTGAGTACCGGCCCGAGCACGAGCGGATGCTGTATTCCCTTGGGCTATCTGGGGCAGCGTTTAAGAAGGTCTACTACGACCCACATCTGCAAAGGCAGGTAGCAATCTATATTCCGGCCGAGGAAGTCATCATCCCTTACGGCGCTTCAAACATTTACGTCTCCGAGCGCGTGACTCATATCATGCGGAAGACGGAAAATGAGATCAAAAAGCTGCAAGTTGCAGGCTTTTACCGTGATGTAGAGTTAGGAGAACCTGTAAGATTCTTCTCTGATATTGAGAAGAAAAAGGCTGAAGAGCAGGGTTACTCACTCACGGACGATGATCGTTATCAAGTCCTTGAGATCCACGTCGATTGGGATTTTGGGGAAGATAAAAATGGACTTGCGTTCCCGTACATCATCACGATTGAACGCGGGACCAGCACTGTGCTGGCTATTAGGCGGAACTGGGACGAAGACGACAAACGAAAACTCAAGCGGCAGCACTTCGTTCAGTACACCTACGTACCGGGATTTGGGGCTTATGGTCTCGGATTCATCCACATCATTGGCGGTTATGCCCGTGCTGGTACATCTATCATCCGACAACTGGTCGATGCAGGAACCCTGAGCAACCTGCCCGGTGGACTGAAGTCACGTGGTCTTCGGATCAAGGGCGACGACACGCCCATCGCTCCGGGTGAGTTCCGTGACGTGGACGTACCCAGCGGTGCGGTGCGTGACAACATCATGCCGCTGCCGTACAAGGAGCCGAGCCAAGTGTTGGCGGCTCTGCTGGAGCGCATCACCGAAGAAGGCCGTCGCCTTGCTGCCATCGGTGACATGAAGATCTCCGATATGTCGGCCCAGGCCCCTGTGGGCACGACGCTGGCGATCCTTGAGCGCACGCTCAAGACG